AACTTACATGCCTTTATGGCAAGATCTTCATCTATTTCAACAACTTCCATCTCTTTTCCATAATCTTCGCTGTCTTTTAGCAGTAGAGCATATCTGACAGCATCATCTTCCTCTTCAAACATCAGGAGAACTTTTTCTCCATACCTATCATGTAAAGCATAGGCACCATCGTCTTTTTGATCTTTGAGAGTAAGCATAAACATTAATCAGCTACCTCGCACGCTTGTCTGTAAATATCCTGGAGAATACTAATAACTTTTACTTTATCTAGTTCAAGTTCAGACTCTTCAACATATCTGTGCAGGATGGAAATTGTGTTCTCCTCTTCATTAATCTCAAAATCTTCGCTTTCTTCAATATTAAAGTTTTCGATTATTTTGAGATCTTGAACTCCTGTCGAATAAAGTTTATCAATAAACTTCTCAAAGTTTTTAGGACTACTCTTTTTTCTGACTATGACTTTAACAATTTTGTTTTCATATTCAGTAGCATCAAACATTTGATACGGAGTATCTTCATAGTAGATATTATAAAATAATTTATAAGGATTATCTATCTGAACATGTTCTAGTGTTTCAGTATCAAAGATGGTAAAACCTCTAGGATCATTTACATCGTTCCAGAACATTTCATATGGATTTCCTAGATAGAAGATTCGTCCGTTGTCGCTTCGTGTATGGTAGTGACCAGAGAAGACCTTTGTGAATTTCTCAAAGACGTTGAAATCCATACCGTCTTCCATGACGTGTCCGCGATGCGCTCTAAATCCGTTGAGCTCAAGGTGCCCCATCGCACATACGCTATTTGAAACTTTAATAGATTCGACAGTATTTTCAAAATTTTCTGCATTAATCCAGGGAATGAATAATATATTTAACCCTCCAATAACTGCCTCTGATACCGTACTATAAGTTTTGATATTAGGATACGTTTGAAGTAGAAGTTCTGGCGAGTTTACGTTATTGGTATTCTTGTAGTAACAGTCATGATTACCAATAATCATATGAACATTATAATCTTTCAGCGGTTCAAATACAACCCGCTTTGCCCATTCAAGACTCTGATAATCAATAGACTTTCGACTATCGAAAGCATCTCCCATGTGGATAACAGTATCAATACCATTATCCTTTAAGGCGGGAAAGAAGACGTTTTTGTAAAATAACTCAAAGTAGTCGTGGAGATGCTTAGATCCTTTTCGTGCGCCGTAATGAGTATCAGTAATGATTGCGACTTTCATCGATTCCTATATTGGATATTATCCTTGATCTGATTATAGTCTGAATGTGATCCAGAAAGCAAGCTATCGTCAACCATCATGACTTCATCGTAACCAGTCTTTTCAATGATTTTAGTCTTGATGTCTAGTTGCTTCTTCTCTTTTTGAATTCTTCGTAAGAAAGCGTAATGTACGATCTGAGTGAAGTATGCGAAAGGATTCTTAGACTTCTCTGGATCAAAATTATGAATATACTGAACACAGTTCTCAACCCCGTCAGAAATCATGTCCTCTCGGAACATGTAATTGACAAAGTTTGGTTTGTATGATAGGTGAGTTGCAATCTTAAGAAAAGACTCTCCAAGATAATTAGTGATTGGAGGTTTACCTGGCCAATGCTTCGACCTGTCTTCCTTAGTTGGTTCTCTACCGTTGAGTTCTTTGAAATTACGTTCGACTCTACATCTGTAAACAACTAGTGCTTCTAGAAATTCTTTGTTATTTACATAATGTTCTGATTTCTTTTTTGGCATGATTTTCCATCTCTTTCCCAGAGGTAATAATATATGAAAATATTATATCCCAAACACATTCAATCGTCAAGACTTGACAAATATCTAAATCGTCTGTAGACTACGTTTGTTACGGTTAAAGATCAGTAGTAGCTTTATATATCTGGTTTATCTTTAGTTTCGATATCTTCTTTGTACAACTTTTCTAGCATGTCTCTGGCATCATTGACAGTTGATACGTATCCCATATCCTTAGAAACCTTTACCTTACCAGAAGGTTTGTAAATATCCAGTTCATCATTATTGATATAATCAACGTAGATATCAATCAATTTAGGATCTTCAGTCTCCGTCATTGTAATAACTTTATCTGGTCTAATGAAAAATATTTCATCTTCAGTTAGATCCATCCATGGTTTTACTTTGATGTAAGAACCATTATTACCATGAACCATTTTCATCGTTAAAGGACTTTGAGCAATAATTATTGGATCTCCATCATTCTCATCAATAGCAATTAATGAGATAATTTCTTCTCCTGAAACTAATTTTAGTATGCAGTAAAACTCTTCTCCCATTAGTTTTTAAGCGGTATGTTTACTATTTCATAATTAAAGTTTTCTTCGTTATAAACTTTAATTCTTTCTATTAGATGATTAAGCGTGTAATTTTTCCTGGACTTGTAGGATATATCGTCAGCGATATCATATAGAGTTGCCTTTGTTTTATTATTGCCTTTTCTGAGTACTCTTCCAATACTTTGCAAATTTCTAATTCTGGATTTTGAAGGAGAAGCAAAAATAACATTGTGTAGGTTTTTAATGTTAATACCAGTACTGAACGTTCCGTATGAAGCGACAATAATCGCGTTGTCTTCTTTTTCGGTAATCTCCCTTACTTTTTCTCGGTCTTCTGTTGCCACACCACCATGGACAAAGAAAACATGTCTTTGGTCAACTCTACCGTTATTTATTAAATCGTAAAGCGGTTGTCCATGTCCTTCAACACGGGAAAATAATATGAGCGTATTACCTTTAAGATCAAGGGCAAGGTTACGTATAAACTTGTTGCGTCGTTCATGATTAATAATGTACTGGACTTCTTCTTCAAAGTTTTCAAACTTATGGGCAGGGTGTTTCAATAGAAGCACGTTAATATCCAACTTAGCAACGTGCCCCTTTTTCATCAGTTCTTCTGTTCTGATGATCTTGTATGAAGGTCCAAAGAGTCCTTCTAGTACCCATTTGTGGGTTTGTGTGCCGTCAAGTGTTCCAGTAAATCCGTAACGATACTTTGCATCTGAAAGTTTTGTCATTATAGATATTAGAGACTTCGATTTGAACTGGTGTGCCTCATCTCCAACGACCACGTTAAATCTTGAAAAATATTTACGGGGGAGTTTGTAGATGGACTGCCAGGTAGTAATAATTACCTGCGAATCGGTTTCTCTTTCTCGTCCCGCATATATTTTGTGGCAAAATGAACCTACGTCCCAGCCATAGTCTGCAAAGTCTTTATACATTTGTTCTACTAGGGAAGTCGTCGGAACGACTATCAGAGTATTTTGTCCGCGCTCAACATGATATCTCACAAGCGAATATATCATCAGAGACTTTCCAGAGGCAGTTGGGGATATCAACAACCTTCTATTATGTCTTAGAGCGTCGTATACGCCCTCTACTTGATAATCGCGAGGGGCATACTTGCTGACAGATGTCATATAGTCCTTTACGCCTTCCTTAGAGATCATTTCGTTGACCTCAAATGGAAGACCGTAAAACTTATTGTTTACGAATTCGTATGTATATCCGTGATTCTCACAAAACTGTATAACTTTGTCCAATAACCCGACATATATCTCTCCAGTCTGGGTATTGAACAAACGAATTTTTCCGTCCCAGTACTTATTTCGGTACTGGGGCATAAATTTTGCACCTGGCACATCAAAGGTAAATTGGTCTGCTAACTCGTAGTAGACGTGTGGTTCTGCCTTTACCTGAAGATTTACCTCGTTCTTTTTTGATATAATCAAATGAGACATAACCCATAAGTATCACCTATGGGTATTTATCTCTGCTTGTCAACCCTCTTCTGCTGGTTCTTCTGCAGAATCTTCAAGGAGCATTGCATCATCTGGCGCATTTGGATCTCCAAATCCAATGAGTCCTAGTCCTGCTTTATTATTTACATTCTTTAGTTGATCAGCAAGGATCTGGCAGAAACTATCTTGGATAACTTCTCCATCAGAGTCTCTAGGAATAGTTACAGTTCTGACGTGAACATGTCCGTCAGCATTTGTATAGGTAATATCTGTAACAGTATCTTCTGCGGAGTATTCTCCCAGTGTATAAGTGCTAATCATCTTTTCATCTAATCTACGTTAGGTATTTAGTTAAAACCAGATTGAAATCTTTGCCATTCAATAGCGTTTTTAATTTGGTAGGTCCTATTTGCTACCGTTTTGATAATTTCCTCAAGAAATTTAAGGCAAGTATCGTAGTAAGTGATTTTCATATCAATCTTACACATCTTATCATCTGCTTCCAAATACTTTTGAAGTGCATCCTTTTCCCTAATTTTATATGGGAAAGGTTCTTCAGCGTATTCTTCTACAGTTGCCTTACCAGTGTAGTACTTATACCGTTCTAAACGAACTTGCTTTTGTGTCTCTCTTGCCCTCTCTCGAAGGAGAGTGATCGTGTTATAGATCGTATAGTACTTTGAATGTAATTGAGGAATTTTTAGAGACTCATCATGTAGATTATCAGGATCAATGACAGCATCTTTCTGCCACATCTCCTGAATCTTTTCAAGATCCATCATAAAGGTTTGCCGAGCGTATCTAAGAAGTTATAGACAGTATACTTGAAAAGGACCTCTGCTGTAAAGTAGTTGTAATCCCCTTCATTTGCTTGGAACTCCAGAGACCCTAGGGAAACTGGAAACAGGTCTTGGAACTTCACTCTTATTGTATCATTGAAGTTACTGTTCAGAATATGAAGTGTCCCATCACTGAAACCCTCATTAATGTCCTGCTGACCATCTACATTTGTTATCTGAGTTTTGTACTGCTGAGTAGTTTCGGGAAAACCTAGACCAGTTATCCATTTATGGATAGCAGTATAGTTCTCCATGTTTTCATCAACAATAAAAGATAACCTAAAATCTCCATAGGTTATCTTCTCCCCAGGAACATCAAGATTTTTTAGGTACGATGGTTGAATCGCCGTACCTAAACTAATCTCTGGAATATTTGCTGACTGGGAAAAGAAATCTACCTTGGGATATTTTGCCAAAGTAAATTTGAATCCTATCGGAGATAGAAAATTTCTATTTGCTATCTGTTTATCAAAAGCAGTTGCCATTATCAGTCAATAATCAAGCTGAACCAAGTCTCGCTCATACCTTTGACGATGCTGTCGGCACCTTCCTTATCTTCGGCATAACCTTCTTTGATAAGATGCTCAACAACCCTTTCATAGTGCTTGTTGATTTCTAAAGCTTCTTTAGGTGTTGGTTTCATTTCTTTATAGTCTTTAGTTTTATTTATTCTCCGCCGCCGCCGTCTCCGCCGCCGTCAGATTCTCCGTTACCATTACCATTGCCGTTGCCATTTTTCTTTTCTTCTTCGTCATGATCGCTTAGATAGCGAGCACCAACGATGTAGTTAATATGGCGTTTTCCTTTGGGTACACAATAACCAAGTTTCTTGTCAAACCTATACCCAGGAGGACAATTAGTAGTAAATTCTTTGAATGATTTCATGAATTCTTATACAGATTGTGGTCCATCATCATTGCAAAAAGTTCAGACTTAACTGTCTTCAGAAACTCTTGTTCCTCTAACGGTCTTTTAGGATACCCTGGCCAACTTTCATATGCATATGAAATACTATCGTATAATGATCGAACTTTATCAATATCTAAAGTCCATTCAACTGCCCATTGGTACTCTTCGGAATCCATTAGAGTCCCCAAAAATATATTTAGACAAAAAAAGAGGGTCCGAAGACCCTCTGAGAAAAACCTATTGAATCCGATGGATCACATGAGGTTGTTGACACGTACACGTCTGTAGTAGCGGTTGCTGTTAGCGGTGATGCGACCGAGACCTGCTTGGGTTCCCTCAGCGAATGGGTTAGCAACGAGACCATAACGGGTCTTGAAGCCGATCTTAGGCTGGAAGGAGTTCTCGCCAACGGCACGAACCATCTGAAGAGGAACGTATGGGCAGTAGAACATACCTGCGTCATAAGGTGAAGAACCCTTATAACCAGCAACGTAGTACTGAGCAGCAGCAGAGTTTGCAGAATAAGGATCGATGTATACGCGATACTTACCAGCAAGGATACCAGCAAAGGTGTTACCAGTGTCATCAACGTTGAGACCAGCGTTGAGTGCAGGGGTGTAATCGAGTACGCCTGCCATGGTTAGGGCGGAAGCAACGTCTGCGGAGCAGAGGATCATGTTGCCCTTTCCTCTACGAGTTCTTTGTGCGATTGCGTTAGCATCGCGCTCGATTTGGAAGATAAGACCCTTG